CAAGAACCCCCACGCCGCCGGTGCAACGTTACGTTGGACCATCCATCGCTGGATCCATGCCATTTGTTCGGCTGTTGATCCTAAAGCGTCCGTCATTCGGTATGACATCAGCTACAGTAGCCGCGATGCCTCTTTCGGCAACACGGTCACTGGTCGCCGTCATATCCATATGCCCATGGACCTCAATTCTACCTCTCGCGACGACAAGTTCCTCGCAGGCACACCTGTTAGTGCAGTTGACACAGCGTTTTATCTTAAACCGTCAGCTTGGAATGAATTTGCTGGGTCCGTTATTGTTTTCAATTGCATTGTGCCTCGTGCCATTGCTTGGAACTCTGGGTGGTCGACAGCGCACATTAACGCGAAATCCGAGCTCATTGAGGTCGTGAAGGGTGGGAAAACTTACCAGCACCAGCTGAACGATCCCGCTCAGCACCAATTCTATCTGCACCGTCGTTTTACGAGTGTGTGCTACGAGCAGTCTCTTTTGCATGTTCCTGGATCAAACCAGGCCATCTTCATCTGGACTCCGGTCTCGACCACCTACCTACCTTGGCTTTGGTTCAAGGTGGTGTACTATATGTCATTTCGCTCATCACCTGCTACCCCAGCTTTCTGGAAAGGTGCACAGCGCGTGACTGCAGTCACTAAAGGCAGTGCGGATATCGTCACCATCCAGATGGCAACTACTGATTCTAAAGGCGCTAACGTTGTCAGCGCGCGGCAGGAATCATGCACCGACGGCAGGTGCATGACCTTTGACCGTGCTTATCTTGACACGCTTGCCCTTCGGTCAGCTATTGCGGACATGCCCCCAAGCATACACGATGCTTCCACAGTCGCAAATCGCAGCGATTTGGACGCATCCCCAGCGGCCGTTACCATGGCCGCTGTGGTCGCCTGCCAGGGCCAACTCCCAACAGTATCTACACCCGCCGGGTTCACACCAGGCGAAGATGTCGAAACTCACGGGATGGTCGTCCCGGTTACTGAGCAACTTATCTCAGTTACGACAACCCCGGCCTTCGTGGCCGCACGCGAGCCTTTATCGCTCGTTGCAGACCTGAAACGTGCTGAGCTGCTGCAGTCGAACACACCCACATCGGTACCCGTGGATGTTAAGCGTGACATTGATGCAGCAATCGCTTATCTTGTGAAAACAATAGGTCCTCTTGAACCTATGTCCATAGAAGACGTAATCAAAGCCCAGACATTGCCGATGCAAAAACACCGCAACGAGCGATGCATGGCTGGTGAAGCCAAAAAGAACCCCACACCCAATGTACGACCCATGCAGAAAAATGAGGCCGTAGTCAAACCGAACATGCGTACCATTTATCCTATGGACACGGAGTTCGGTCTTCAGCTCAGCCGCTACACGCGGCCGATTTATGTTGCGCTGAAGAAGCTTGGTTGTTGGGGCTCTGGCTGGAATGGTATCGAAATCGCCAAGCGCATACAACATGTTGTTGAAGCGTCAGGTGTTACGAGGAGCTGCGATGTCGCTGATATGGACAAATCGCAGAATGTTACAACGCGTTATATTCTGAACGCGCTGTTACTAGGTGTATTTGATAGCTCTGCGGAGCATTTGAAACCCATCCTTGATGCTGAGGCATGCTTCGAGATTAAGTTCGAAGGCTTCTGCTTCGTTACCCGCGGGTTGAACGCTAGTGGTTCACCCGACACCACTGTCTTTAACACTGTCGTCGCGATCGTGATCGGCCTGGCCGCTCGCGCTCGTGGTATGCAGACCGACGCTTATCTCGATCATGAGCGTGTGGGTTTGTATGCCGGCGACGATAGCGTTATACCTGACAGCATTTACGAAAACTTTCTGTACATTGCCAAAGCGCACGGTCTGTCCATTACGACCGATTCGCTTAAATCCGATTGGCAAGTAAAGTTCCTGAATAGAATCTACCCAAATCCCTCCCAGTCCACGTCATCGACGTGTGCTCCTAAACGTCTTGTGAAGAAATTCGCCGTTTTTACCACTGCTTCCGCGGGCTTGGCCCGCCGCATCGAAGGCACTCGCATCAGTGACCCACACAATCCATTTGTGAGGTGTTTCACTGGTTTATACGAGCGCGCATATGGTGCCAAAGCTTTGGTTGTAAAGACTAAGAAGAACATCACGGACAAAGAGCTCCTTATGAAGAGGGAGGTTGGCGCATTTCCCTACGCGAAGAAAGACAATGACTCCATTTTGGAATGCATTGCTCATGATCTCGAAGTAGACGTCGCCCACCTCAAAGACTGGATGGCAAAAGCAGATGGTGTGAAAACGCTTGACGAGTTTGCGGCCCTCCCGAAACTCCTGAACGAGAGTTCAGAGGTTGCCGGGAAAGGCCCCGTCACCGTTGTCGCTTACCCTGCACAATAAGGGAGCAACATTGGGCTAATGGTAAGCCCACAAAACTCAACACCATGACCGCCCGAGAGTGGGTATGCCGTACAATAAATGTCTCCACATAGTGACTATCTTGAAGAGTTAGCGTTAGATAAGTTTGCTCCATACCTTTCGGTTTCGAACATATTCAACAAAGCCCTACAGCACAATATTCAACTCAGTGAAGAAACTCTTGAACAACACCCCGCATATATCTCGATGCGTAAAAACAATGCTACTAAAGCCGCCGCGCTCAAACGACGTCCTAAAGCGAAGAACCAAAACGCTCCTCGCCGCAATTTTGGCCCAGTGTCAGTCACGCTCAACAATCCATCCAAGGCTTCAAAAACCATGGCTCTGGATTCAGCGCTTTTGCGCCCGAGCAAGATCGACCACGGCCAAGCTGTGGCGGGCCGCGTGCCACGCAATATTGCACCGGTCGGATTATCTCCGGCCGCCATGCAGTACGCTGTGGCGCTGACCAACCCGTGGTCACCCCTGGCTGATATGGCTTCCATTCCCATTGGGAATGGACGCGGCACCCAGAAAGCGACGTCCTTTAATCGCTTTGACATTACTGTCGGGGACTCGGGTGTGGGTTGGCTCATAGTTGCACCAACCGTTTGCAACGACGTTCAATTCGCATACGTCACCGGGGCGCTATACGCAGGGACCACTGCAGTACCATATGCAATTGGTTCCTCGTACACCTTCAACACAGGTGTTACCGGCATAACAGCTACTAACCTCCCGTACACGGCCGCTCAACTCAAGGCCCCTTATAATACGGAAGGCGTTGCATCCACAGGTGTCTACGGGAGAGTTGTTTCCGCGGGCATTACCGCCTGGTATACCGGGACCACCTTAAACCAAGGAGGTCTCGTCTACTGCTTCTCCGACCCTGATCACATGTCAGTGGTTGGTCAGTCAGTAGCTTTACTGGGCGCCCGCAAAGAGACTGAGATTTCCAATGTCAGCCGCATGAAATGCTATCTCTCGGACTACCCGCTCACGGAAAGTGAATGTAATTTCGATCGCACAGACCAATACCAGGCAGCAACTGGTGGAGGTACGCGCGTAAGTAATGTCGTTCCCCCGTTGGCGCCGTTCGCGTCTGGCTTCGGCGTAGGTCCTGACTCCGCAGGAACCACCACGTTCATCGACACAACGTTCCAGCCAACAATGATCATTATGGTGACTGGAGTCAAAGGCAACACGGTCCATGTCGAACTCTGTCAACACGTAGAGTACCAAGGCCCAGCCTCTGAAGGCAAGTTGACGCCAAGTTCCGTCGACAGAATCGGATTCGATAAAGTGCAGGCCGCCATGGGTCTAGCTGTTACAAAGCGTAATGCACGTAACGGCGATGACCTTGGCACCTTGTTCCTTGAATCCCTGTCATTCAACGAAGCGTCGGCTCGTCCAGTGCCGACAAATGCGATGGTTAAAGCCATCTTGATGTAGACTTTTCGTACGACGAAAACAAGCACTCCACGTTTTAAACGGCCAGTAGCCGTATCTGATAGTTAGTGATTTTGGTGGGTAATGAGCCCCATTGATATCGCCAATATACACATCAGTTTTGTGACACGTTAACGTCACATTCGGGCG